TCCCTCTACCAAAGACTGGTCTGAGCCAAGTTCACGAAGACGTGCCTGCAACTCCAACTTTGACATTGAAGTCTCAAACAGTCCCTTACCATACTGGTAGATAGAACCAGTCTTCTCGCTGAATCCCTCGGCATCGAGCTGCATGGTCTCAGACAGCGGAGCCATTGCATCAGCCATAGGAACGGTGCGGTTAATCTTCTGGCGCACAGTCCAAGCGGGGTTCTTCTTCAAATCAGCAATGTCGATTTGATATTCGTTACCCTCTACACGGAAGTGCTCTTGCCAGAAGAAAGCATTCTCGTCAATTTCGATAGCATTGTCGATAAGCGTTTGCAGGAAACCCTGATTAGTGCCATCGAGTAAGCCGTGCTTATACAGTTTGTCAATAGCCTCATCGGGCGACCACTGCCATTTTAAAGCGTTTGCCATAATCTAATCCTCCTTTCTTTTTAAATCCAGAAAATACCGTCAATCAGAGAGCGGTTGTTAGCAAGCACGTAAGCGGGCAGTGGCTGCATACGGGCAATCCAAGCCTGCTTGTTGTAAACAGTGCTGATAGAATAGTTAGCCTCACCAGTAAGACCATAGCCTTCGGTAGGCATCAAGTCGCGGTCTGCCTCAACAAACGTGTTGGGTTTCGGAACAAGAACCGTAGCGGTCTCGCTTGCCGCATTACCAGCAGCCTCAACAAGGATGTCGCCAACGGCAAGTGCGCCAAGAGCAACACTCAGCGTAACTGCAAACCGCTCGTTAGTCTCATCATAAACAACGTTGGTCACAAGTGCTGACTGACCAGTGCCAGTAGCAGTAGATGGTGCTTTCATAATCAGCATACCAACTTCGGGAGCATCGCCATATCCGTCACCATTAACATAGATGGTAGTGTCTGTTGCGGCAGAGGTAGCAGTCTTAACACCGAATGAACGGAAAATCAAGCAACCCTGTGCGGGGGTGTACTGCACAAGTTGTGCTGCATACAGATGGTCGAAGCCCTTCTTGGGATTAAGGATAGTGCCGCCGAGCAATACGTTTCCACGCATTTCGCCGTTTGAATCCTTAACCCACACCCACTTACCACCGCGAGTCTTTTGCGATGTTTCGTAGAAATAAGCCAAATTCGTTACCATAATCTTTTAATTTTTTTGTTATTAAAGTTCAACATACTTTCACTTTGGGAATCGACTCGATGAACTCTTTTTCCTGCTTTTGCGTCTGTTTCGGTGCAAGCGGCTTGATGTCGCCTATGCTATCCTTAAAGATGTCTTGAAAGCGGGCGGTCAATTTCTTCGCCTGTTCATCATCCGTCTCGTCCAAGTTGACCGCAAAATCAGCCGCATATTTCTCAAACGACTTGTGCAAATCTTCCCGAACGCCCTTTTTTGCCAGTTCCAAAACCGATTTGTACTTCTCCTGTTTGCGCTGTTCATCCTCGAATCTTTCAAGTTTTTCCAACTTGTCTTGCAGTTCCTTTGGAATCTCAACAACCTTTTCTGGTTTCGGTTTCTTTTCCAGCTTTTTGTTTAACTCTTCAATCTGTGTCTTATAGGTGTTCTCCTTTGTTTCGTATTCAGACTTGAGTGCCGCATTAATGTCAACAGATGCGTTGAACGCAGTGTCAAGATTAAAATGCAGGTCGGCAATCATATCCTCCTCCTCAACATCCTTCGATTCGTACTTTTTTACAAAGAAATTAGAGAATTTTTCCTTAAAGCCGTCAGTTAGAGTTTCAGAACCATACTTTCGTTCTGTGCAATAGGTGTTCATACTTTCCAACACCTTTTCTTTTGTTACTTCCATAGTTACTTGCTATTTTAGACGTTATTAAAAACAAATGTTTGTGCAAAAATAATAATAATGTGTAAGTGTGGAAAAGTATTTCGAAAAACATTCGGCTTACTTTGTGCAAAAGTAAATGAACTTTATTCTTGCACGTTGCACAACACATCGAAACGATGTGTATCTTTGCACCAAGAAATTTCTTAGACAGCATGGCAAGGAAACGTAACGACATAGTATTAGCTCCGTTGGAGGACGGCAATCAGAAATATGCCATCCGTTCCAATGCAGATTTCGTCGTACTTGCTGGCCCGACAGGAAGCGGCAAGACGTATGCGCTATACTATGCGCCTATTCAATACCTTGCTATGAACGACAACGCAAAGATTGTCTGCTTTATGCGTAACGTGTCGGATTTCTGGGGTGCTGGAAAGGTGAGTGACACGGTGAAATCCATGTACCCGCTTGTAGACCGTTCGGTAAAGCGTCAGCCACACGACCCTATAGGCGAGATTATCCGAAAGCAAGAGGACATGGGTATGAAGCTATACAACGGTAGCGAGTTAAAGTTTCAGCAGTTGGATAACGAAAACCCGATAGTTCTCGATAAGATTGCAAAGGGTCTGCAAGCAAAGATTCTGATATTCGATGAAGCTAACAAGTTCGCATGGCGCACCATAACAACGTTTATGCCACGTCTGCGTTCTGACAGCGCAGGAAAGGCACAGATATTCCTTGCACAGAACCCAGAAAGGGAATGCCCGTTACGCAAGATTTGCGGTAAGGGAGAACATGGAGGTGGATGGATAAATAACGACGGAACTGTTGATAAATCTATGGACGGTGTAGTTATGTTTTTCTATATGCACGAAGGTGATATGGAAAAGATGTATTGGGGTAGGACAAAGCGTGAAGTCTATGAGAAATGTAAAGACCTTATAGACATGCGTATGGAACAAGACCCAGATATGACCTATGAGGACTTTATTCTTTCAATGGTATTCTTCACGTTCGATATACGCGATAACAAAAAGATGCTTGCAAAGAATAAGACTTATCGTGGTATGACTGCCAACTCTGCAACCGCTGCATCATCATACGCAAACAACTGGAACTACTCGATAACGGACGAACAGAATGACGAAGATGATTTATTGAACGTTGAACTTACGACAACAGATGTTGAGCGTATGTTCAGACCGTCACAGATACCAACGGACAGTGTGCTGCTTAAACGCCGTATGACAATGGATATGGCAACCACAGGCTTTGACAACCTCGTATTCAAGTATTGGGAATTGTACTCGCATTACGGATGGATATGCCGTGATTTCAAATATTGCACCAACAACAATAATCGTGAAGCAGTAATCATGGCTATAGATTTCCGTGACAAGCATAACCTACAGGAAAAGGAAATGATTATTGACGTGCAAGGATTCGGATTCTTGCAGGATTGCTTTCCAAGAGCTACGCTTGTAAGTGGTGCAAAAGCACCAACGAACAGAAGCAAGGCACAGTTCCGTGCGTTCAAGGACGAAATGGCGCATATCGCAATGGAAATGATTCAGAGTGGACTTATACACTATGAACCAAGCCTTGCAAATGCACGATACAACCATAAGAACATGAAACGAGAAGGCGGTACGACATTGTTAAAGCACATGGTGTTTGAAAGCCGTATATTTCAGTTTCAAAAGACCCCGAACGGTCGTATTGAAATGATGGCAAAGGAAAAGATGAAAACCATATTGAAAGGTATGTCACCCGACCTTATGGATAACATTAATCTACTTTGTGGCGGTACTATCTACGACTGCTATCGTTTGCTGCGTGATGATGCGGGTGTGATAAGAAAGCGAATGCAGGCAGAGGATATGCTTGCCATGCTAAACGTAAATGGTGAAGATGTTGTAGACACAAGAATACAGCGTCCGAAAAAGATAAGGAATGCAAGTGAAATATTAAACGTTTTATCTACAATATGATTAGAGAACATAACATAAGATGGTTTATGGAAGACCCCAATAGGTTGATGCTTATGAAACCATTTACGAGGGGTGGTGGGATGAATATGCACGGGTACGAGGGTGATTCGGTACTTAACAACACTGTGTTGAATACGGGTTTTGCGAACCTTGACCTTTGTCCGATTTCACAGGACACATACATTACGGAGTACAGACCTGATTTGCACCATATTATATTAAATCAGTCTATACCCCACATCAAGGTTGTTATCAACGGTACAGAACTCCCGTCAAACCTTATTAACATGACGCAAACGTGTTCATTCCAAAAGTTGATACATTCGGCACACGTCCGTAACCTTACGGCAAACCAGTTGGAGTTCAATCTTTGCAACAAAGAGCCAGACGAAAGCGAGACAAAGGCTTTTAGTGAGGTTAAGCAAGAATGGCTTTGGCGCGATTGCGAGTGGAACAAGTATATGTCTATCAATATTTGCAAGCAGGTAGGTAACTGCGGAACACTATTTTGGTATGACAAGGAAACTGGTAAGTATGGCATAACCAACTATTCTTATGAGGATGGGTATCAGATTGTACCAAACTATGACGAATACGGAATAGAGATTGCAAGGTCGTTGGTTTACGAGGTTGACGGGAATGTTGTGATAGACACATACGACGCAAGAAACCACTACCACATAACTAAAGGTGCTGAAAGCAATTGGGAGATAGAGGTTGAACGTCACGGATTCTCTCGCTGTCCCCTATTACACAAGCGCGGAAAGGTTGCTTGGGAATACGCCGAGTCTTCTTGCGAGATGTGGGAGTTGATGGCAAACATTCAGGCTATTGCACTGAAACGGTTCGGTACGTTTGCCCTTGTGTTCACTGGTGATATGGATGCCGATTCTTTCAAGAGGGATTCAAGCACTTTGATTATAAACCTTTCGAGTGACACGTCAAACGGCAAGCAAGATGCAAAGGTACTGGATTTCCCAGAGCCGCAGACGATGGATGGCTATCTGAAAACGTTGGAGGAAAAGATTTCGCTATTCAGTTCAACATCATTCATTACGCCAAAGGACA